GTATCGTCATAGTTCTCTTGGTTGATCCAAGGGATCATTGCCATCTTCAAAGAACCATACTCCATGACCTTGGGTTCCATAATAATATGGATCTCGTTCATGTAGTAACCAAGTAGTTCTTTCAGAGAATTTAAATCATTTGTATTTTTATAGTAGGTGTCGTGATTACCAGGTATAATATCCATTCGCATACCAAGTTCACGCATCGGATCTAGAAATGATTTACGACTGTGGTTCTGTGCTTTGAAGTTCATAAACTTACGATTATCATAATAATCACCAAGGTGAACAATTTGTTTGACATCATGCTCTTTACAATAAGGAAAGAAAACTTTACTGTAAAAATCAGAAGCATTATTAAGAAAGATATCAGAACTATTTCGGATACCGCAATGTGTGTCATTTAGTACTGCTACCTTCACTTCATAAACTCCGTTAGATCAGAATCTACAACCACTGCACGTTTCTTCCGTTGCTTCTCTTCTTTGGCATATGCTTTGACTTCTGTGTCAAATTCTCTCACCTTATCTATACGATCTCTGAGTGTGTCAACAAAAGATCCCACAACGTTCATCGTGTAATCATCGCTTAGATCGCCATCAACGAATTGTTCTATCCCTGATCTTGTTAGATACTTTAATTTAATGTCTTGCTGTTTCTTCTCTTTTGCAATCCTACGTAAAAACGCATACCACGTTATCTGGGTAAAGTATGCAAATGCATTTGGTTTACCTGTTCTGGTTGCCGCTTCTATGCTATAGTTTTCTATTGCCTTGAGACAGTTCTCAACTGCATCCATGACCATTTCTTCGCGGTATGTGTAGCGAATAAAATTAGATTTGTGAGACAAACCTTCAGCAATACTAAGAAAACACTGAGCAATATAATCTGGTACTTTGGGTATAGTTTGGTTTGAAGACTTTGCTTCATTGACTGTCTTTACGTATTCCACGACTGCACTTGAGAAATCTGCGTTATTCACATAATGTGCGCTTTTCTTATTCTTTCGTGGCATAATAATATCCTTTCATAACAATATTATATCAAAATTCAAAGGGAATGTAAAACATTATCTTTTTGTTTTAAATAAAAAAATAGGGGTTGACAGAATCATAAAATCGGTGTATAATAATAAAGACCCTTTTGAAGTGGGGGTATACTAGTGCATCGTTCCCTTGGGGTTTAGATGAATCACGTTATTATCTGCAGAGTCTATAGAGTAAAGTTCTTCGTCAGAAATCATTCCCATGTCATATTTCTCTTGTAAGTAATCCGCGATTTCTTCTGTTGTCATATCCGTGGTGTCCATCATGATCTCATCGATGTTCAAATCTTTATTGTTTCCACGAACCTTCTTGACTCTTTCTATTTCTTCAAGAGCACTGGTATAATGATACAACAATGTCTTTGATGGTTCTGTTTCTAGGACTATATGATCACAGTTCAATACGTTGAGTGTGTTAAGATCATCTTGGAATGACAGCATGGGTTTGAAGGAATAATACCTAACACCATTGTTGTAATCTTCTGCATGAAATATCTTCAACATCTTTCGACAAATAATATCACCTTCCTTGCCGACTGTATCGACAAACTCGCATACTATCTCTTCATTATTTACTAATTTAAATTGTTTTATATTCATAAGGGGATCACTGCCGTTTTATAGTTGAACTGTTCTTTTTGGTATATTCTTTCTCTCTCCTCTGAATGTAAGAGAGAATAATTTTTTCTTTTCTTCCAAGTCAGGTCATCAGATATATCATATAACATGGTTTCTCTTCCATCATCACTTTTTCTTAGACCTCTACCTATCGATTGCAATACTCTTATCTGAGACTTGGACGGTGAGGCAAATATTATATTATGTAAGTTTCTAATATTTATACCTGTGGAAAAGGTTCCTAGGGACGCAACAACAATGGCACCGTCAGACTTCTCTACAATACCACGGATTGCTTCTCTATCTGAAGTAGCAGTTTCTCCAGACACAAAGTATACTTTCTGATCTTTTGCTTTATCTCTTATCATATTATGTAAAGGTTTCCCATGCTTGTCTACATAATTGAATAGCACTAGAGTATTCCCCTTGAGATCTAGCGCGAGGTTTCTGATAAATTTATTCCGTCTCTCGTGACCAACGATAAAGTCGATTTCTTCTTGGTAGGTGTTTTCCCTGTTAGATTCCCGAAACTCGTGTTTATATGAAAGAATGACTCTCCTGATAGTGAGCGCGGCAAGAGTATCGTTATCCTGTAATTGCTTCGTAGTGATGACTTTATATATCTTCCCGAATAGACCTTGTAAAACCAACTCATGCGTTTGTGATCCATCTAATGTTCCTGTCGTTCCAAATCTATATTCTGCTTCTGTACATTTATTCATTATACTCATTAGAGACTTTGACTTGAACCCATGCACCTCATCTCCAAAGACACATCCAAACTGTTCGAACCAAACCTTTGGCAACTTATATATTGATTGCCATGTAGATATCACAATTGACGCATCGACTGCCTTGTCTTTACCAGAGTAGATTTTATGCATCCCCCCTTCGGGCATACCATAGTTTATGAAGTCACTGTGCATTTGCTCAACCAGAGAAGTGGTAGGAACAATTACAAGAACACGTCCACCTTTCGGAAACGATCTACCATCTGTCAGCATTGCATACCAGAACCTAGCAAGTGCATAGATCATGTACGACTTACCAGAACCTGTCGGTGATAATAAGATTGCACGTTTACGAACTAATGCTTCGCCCACCGCATGAAACTGATAGTCTCTCAATGGGAATGGTAAATTCAAATCATTTAAAAATTCTTGCAGATCTGTAGGTCTTACGTGAGTTCGATCATCTGGTTTTCCATACCTACTATCTTCTGGTAACAGATTGTATTGTCTCTTATCGGAAAACTCTTTTAGGTGGTAGTACAATCCAACAGGCAGTGTCCTCTCTCTGAGAGTAAACAAACGTATCTTACCATCCCAGATCTTATTGCGATAACTTGGCATGAACTTATAACCAGGTACGTAGAACGAGAAGTGTTCGTTTAGTTCCTGTGCTGTTCCATTATCACATTCAATCTGGAGATCAGAATGATTTAGTTTCCTGACTCGAATTGCTTCCACTTGATTATATTACCTATTGTCTGGTGTCGCCAATTAAGATTATTTATTATCTCTGTTAGAGTGTCGATCACAGTTTTGTAATACTGTATCTTCTCTTCTGACTTTTGTATCTCTGGATCTGAATCGTAATAGTAATCCATTTCCCCTTTGAGTATTTTCAACCCATTGAAAGGATCTGGTTCCCATCCTTTTTCAGTCAGTTCTTCTTCAGACATCTTACCATTATAATATAACCACTTGTCCTTCAGCAAATTCTTTTGTGCAAACTCTGCACGTTTCAACATGAGTTTGAATGTAGAGTGTAGTTCCAGATATTTCGCATGTAGTGCAGGAGTATCTCTCGATGCATCTGCTAACTTCATTTGATTTATCTGGCAGTCCTCTGCCCACATTGCATGTATTTGCTTTAGGTCAATCATGAATATATTATATCACATTATTCTAGTATTGTCTAGTCTTTTCAAATAAGTAAATGTCGATTGGTATTGCTATCCTGAACTTAGAAGTAAATTTGTTTACCCAGTGATAAAGGAACGAGGGAAATATTACATAGTCACCTGTTTTGGGTTGGATAACAAATTCTTTGAAGTGCTTTGCAAAATTCTGATCATACCCTCTGTTTGCATTTGCTCTGGGATCTGTAAAGACTATCTCTCCACCTTGATCTTCTTCCTCTGCCATTATATAATATACGGAAGAGAACCAAGCACCCATATGATTGTGTTCTGCCATAGCATGATTTTCTGTCGGTGTCAACCACCCTTTTAGAACACTATGATATTCGTCTAGATTTACTCCAAAGTTTACGTTAGCAAAGTTTTTAAAGTTGGCATATGCCATATCTTTTAAGTCTTCTATGGGTTTACTTTCGTCATCAAATATGTTATAATTATCACTAATAGTATTTGAGATATTATAGTAAGTGAGAAGGTGATCTTGTATTGGTTGCATTCCTATGTGATTAGAAGAATGTTCAATAGGAGTAGACCATCTGTGATATATCATTGTAACCTCATTATAAATACTCTTTTATATATAAGGAACGTAAATGAACTTTAAAGACTTCGAAGATTTCCTGCTATCTGAGAAATGCTTCAAATCACATGACGTATCTGTAATACGAGAGGGTGGTTTGCAAGACCAGATATACACTCTTCATTATTGGGATTATCAATCTCAAATGGCAAGGCATTTAGCAGAGGGGAAGGTAACAATAAAAGTAGAACAGATGGAACGTCATTGGAAGTTTGACGATAGAACAATTCATCTATTCTATAACCCAAAGTTCGGACCTACCTTTGATGAACACACAGATCCAGTCGATGTTATAATTGAATGCAAAGCAGGATCTAAATCTCTAGAGGTTGACGGTCTAGAAGTAATACTCCAAGTCGGGGATAAGTTATCGATCCCTGCAGGAACTAAGCACAAAGCACTAAATTTTGAAAGGGCATTGATCGCATCTCATGGCATTGGCGACACAGAAACACTTAATCGCATACATCAAAACGACTGAGACCTGTAATCTAAATTGCTCCCACTGTTTTACATCAGGAATAAATGGAAGAAAGATTTACTTCGATCCTGTGAAAACTGCAAACTGGTGCAATCAATTAGATACTGGAGACAATCAGATTCACCTTGAGTATCATGGTGGAGAACCTATGCTTGCGCCTATGAAAGATATTATGGAGTTTTATAATATCACAAAAGATAAATGGGGTGATCGCTGTACACACGGAATAACAACTAACCTGACATATAAACTAAGACCAGAGTATCTTGAGTTTTTTAGGAACTGCATATCTGGTGGTTATGTTGCTACTAGTTGGGATTCTAATATAAGGTTTGCCAACGACAGGCAACTACGATTATGGGAAAACAATGTATTCACATTAGTACAACAGGGACTCGATGTCAAGTGTTTTATTTCAGTTACCACAGATGTTGTCAAGAAGCATCCATTAGAGATAGCAGACTATATGGAAAGTATTGGTGTCAGTGAAATATCTTATGAACGTTTGACTCACAATGGAAATGCCACACTGAACCCAGACATCTTTCCTCACAACAAAGATCTAGATGCTTGGTGGATGCTAATGCACGAGACTACAAAAGATCATCCAGTAGCAAACGGTTTCTTAGATTCAGTCTATGCCAAGTTTGATGATAGAAATCAATTCTTCAACGGAACCTTCTGTAGAGATTGCGAACAAAAGATACATACTATAAATGCAGATGGAACAGTAGCAGGATGTCCTAACTCTGCACCTGTAGATTTTTATGGTCACATAGACACACCTGCAAAAGAGGTGAGATCATCACCTAAACGAATGGAGATCATCTCTTGTGAGATGCATGAAAGAGATGAGAGATGTTACAAGTGTCCAGTGTTTTTATACTGCCACTCTGATTGTCATCAATTAGTATGGATGGATGATGTGTGTCCTGCACCTAAGACATTGATGTTGAACCTAGCAAGAGAAAAGCAATGGATCTAATAATAAAACCCACAGAAGCATGTAACTTCAAATGCTCGTTTTGTTCTTCGACTGCAATTGATCCGAACAATGCAGGTTTGTTAGACATGGACTATATCTTCAGGTTTCTGAAAAGATACCCTGAAACCAAATCTTTGATTATCAATGGTGGAGATCCGTTGATGGTAGATCCTAGTTATTATTGGAAACTGATAGAGCACCTAGATGAACACGACTACCCTGCATACATTTCATTTACAACTAACCTCTGGCCTTTCTATGTAAAACCACAGAAGTGGGTTGATCTATTCAATCATCCACGTATGGGTGTCTGCACATCTTTTCAGTATGGGGGTGGTAGACTCAAAGGTGACTTTAGTGAATTTACTGAAGAAGACTTTTGGAGTGTATCGGATGCAATGTTGAAGTATTGCGGAGAACGTCCAGACTTTATCGCAGTGATTACAGACATGAATGATTATCGTGCTATCGACAATGTAAAACTTGCCAAGGAAATGGACGTAGAATGTAAATTGAATTATGCTATGGCATCTGGTGTCCAAGGCAATACCTATCGGTTGAGCAAGATGTATAAGACATACGTTGATATCTACGATCAAGGTCTCCACCCTTGGGAATACAATACCAAAGCAATGATGAAGAGACTTGGTGGTTCTGCAACCAGTTGTCCCCAGAATAGAAAATGTGATGAAGGTATTCGTGCTTTCAATCCTGGCGGTGATTACTATTCCTGTGGTTCACTTGCAGATGATCTAGACTACGAGATAAACTTCGATGAAGAGATGAACGGTGAGATGCAAACACCATTACAAGATGATCCTCTCATCCAGACTATGAAGATGGCATGTTATACTTGCCCTATGTTTGAGATCTGTAATGGTTGTAAGAAAACTGTCAGAGACATGAAGCGAGAGGGAACTGTAGAAGAACACTGCAGACAAATGAAAACCCTTGCTCCTAGAATACTAGAAATAAACAAAATGAACCCAGACGGTGTGACTCCTTATGTCGATGAATCTGTCCATTAACCCTACCTACTACTGTAACTTCCGTTGTGACTTTTGCTACTTGACACCAGAACAATTAGGTGATAGACAACAGATTACACTCTCAGTATTAGATCAGAGACTATCAGAAGTCCCAGAGATAAACCATATAGATCTCTATGGGGGTGAAGTTGGTTTGCTTCGACCAGATTATTTCTATTCGATGAAAGATGTTATTCGTAAATACTACGATGGAGAAATAAATATAAACACGAACCTCTCTGCTTTCCCTGACTTCTTTAGGGATGATGATATAACATTATCGGTATCGTATGACTTTGATGCAAGAGAGAAGCAACAACACGTCCTCAGTAATATGATGGATGCAAACAAAGAACTTGCTGTTCTAATACTGGCATCCGAAAAGGTATTGCAGATGGACGTGGACTTTATGATATTTACTTTGAACATGGTTTCTAATGTTGTGAGTGTGGAGATAAAACCATACTCGACTAACCAAGCAAACCAACATAATGTAACGCATAAGGACTTCGAAGACTTTGTTATAAAATGGTTGGAACACCCAGACAAGAAGTTTCACTTTGAGAATGCCGCAAGAATAGAAGACTCGCTATCTGGTCAATACAATGCATTCAGTGATGATCATGTTTACATCACACCCAACGGCAGGTTTGGTGTATTAGAGTTCGATAAGAATGACCACGAATACTTTCTTGAACTTGACTCATACGATGATTATATAAAATGGACAGAGAAAGAAAAGGTTGACAACGTGTCTAGAATATGTAAGAGTTGTGACTATTTTGGCAAATGTTTGACCGAACATTATAGATATGTAAAAGACCTAACAAACGGTTGTAATGGATATAAAGGATTATTAGATTATGCAAGAATGGAAAGCAAGATCCAACGCCTACCACTTGATGGAGTCAGTGTATAAAGATGATTTAGAAGGAGTGCCAATAAACTTCAGACCAGATACGATTGTGGAAGACGCACTACTGCATTTCAATATAAAGGTACACGACTGGATCTATCCTGCTAAGTCTTACTTCGTTGCTATCTGTTATGCCAAATGGATAGAGAAAGATTTCAAAGAAGACTTTTATACAGTGCTAGACGATACTGATTTGATCCCGAAAGATCCATACTTTCGGAGATACAGTCAAGACAAGGAAACATATGATGCGATTTTGAAAAGATTAGAATTCAACGAGGACAAGGGTATGTGCCCAGATGTCCGAGAGTATTACCAAGAGGAAATGCTGTTTGACAAACTTTGACTTTACAAAAGTCTTATTAGAGAAGAAGAGACCGAACATAGGTGAGATAGAACTCACACTATTCGAGAACTGTCATCTGAACTGTGCTTTCTGTCATCATGATAAGAAGTCAACGGTTGGTCTTTCTCGTGAAGGAATATTCTCTAAGATACCTCTCGTTGAGGATCACCTGAAGAAAATGCAGGGAATGGTTAAGACGTGCCAGATCAATATGGTTGGGGGTGAACTATTTCAAGACAGGATCTCTGAATGGGCATACGATGTCTATTATGATATGCTGATAGAGATAAAGAAACTGTACGATAAATACGAGCAAGAAATAAAAGTTGTTTGGGTAACATCGTTTCAGTTTAGTAAGAGAGACAGAGTACAAAAACTCCTAGACGATTTGAATGAAGCAGATATACCATCCTATATTATTTGTTCCTATGACTTTGATGGTAGACCAGTACGAGGACCTTACGGCAAAAACATAGAATACTTTGCCGACTACATTACGTCAATCAATATGGTTGCAACGGTTCCGTCTATAGAAAGGTTTATGAAAGATGACGATGAGTATTTTCACTATCTCTATAATAAGTTTGATAATTTTTACTTTGATGATTATATTCCTGATAAAGGTTTCGACCATCTTATCCCATCTGATAGTCTCTACCTTGATTTCCTCACCTTCATATTTCATAATTATCCCGATATTAACCCTATTAGTGATCTTATAAAAAATGAAAATAACCATATGCATTGCATGGCATTGAACAAGGTTACTATCTTTCCGAACAATAGTATATCGAATTGTAGATGGGATCGCTACACTAAATCAGATTTCAACACACCATTGAATCGACAAGACAATGCCAGTATGATGCAAGCATACATGGATGAACACGGTTGTCTTTCTTGTAAATGGTGGGATAAGTGTGGGTTTAGGTGCTACACACAATGGGACTGGAAGAACCGAGCAAGAGATCTACCCGACTGCGTGATGCGAATGTGGTTTAACTACATGGAGAAGGTTAATCTCTAACGTACTTCGGGTATACACATTCCGTCAATCCGTGGTACTCCATGTAACTTAATACACCCTTATCGATACACGTCATCTGCTTTGGACAACTAGCACACATGTTGGTTTTAGATGCATATGATAATTGCTTGATGAACTGGTCTTCCTTTACCTTCGTCCAAGAATTAATATCCCATTCTTCCTTAACTTCGTACTCGTCAGTTCCTATCATGACGATGTCATAGACAAATGGTGTCCAAAAAAATCTCTCGTTGCAATAAGTAAAGTTTAGTTCTAAAGATCCACCCTGTGCCTTGTCTATGATGGTATTAGGAAAAACTTCTGCATGGTTTTGATCCCAATGTTCATCTAAAGTGTCGATCCATTTCTCAATAATATGTTTTTGAGTTTTTGTTTTAGGTGCCCTAAAGAAACTAGGATTTAGAGTTAGAATACTATCGAATTCATCCTCTACAATATAAGACATATCAACGATCTTACTGTTAATCTTTTCACTGTTACCCATATTCATCTGAATGTGGTAATCTAAGTCATCAGTAAAAAGGTTTAACTTTTTTACTGCACCACCTAACCAACTTCTGTATTCCTGATCAGATGAAAACTGTTGTGGATCTACTATGACGTTAATATCATAAAGAAAGTTTTCTACTTTTGGTATACTATTAAGGATATCGATAACTTGTGTGTCGATATTTAATAGAGTAGTTGCAAACTGAATAGTAGTACACTTAGATAAACATTCAAGAAATGTTTCATTTTGTAATAATTCTAAAACATTATTGTTACCGAATATATCGGTAGGTCCGATATTGATTGTAGAAACTCGGTAACCGTTTTTATTGAATAAGTCGATAGCATCATTGAGTCTTTGAAAATCCCCTACGTTATTACCAGACTTGTTTACAAAACATCCTTTACAATTAAATTCACAACCTGATAATATTTCGCAGTTGAATAATACTTTAACTTCATGACCCTGACCCATACCAAGGTTAAAATCTTTATGGTAGTTGACTGCTTGTTGTCTATTGTCTTTAACTATTCCCACGATACACCTCATCGTCAAATAGTTGTATCACGTCTTTATTTAGAATACATTCTTTCCTATTGTCAAATACTACTTCCATTACTCTGGGGATAAGTCGGTGAGAACATATATTTAAATACTTACAGGTATGGCACTCTGTCAACTGAGAGTTTTGAATTTGGTGGTTGACAATCCAGTCTTTATGTTCTAATATACGATCCACCATATCACCACCTTGGGCAATGTCAATAAGAAAAGCATAATTGTATATCTGTGCATTCTCGTAAATAAACGGTGCCATGAATATTCTTCCATTGTGTATGTTTATCACGGAGTAGTGAAATGCTTTATGGGAAACATCACCTTGTAAGAAATGAAATTTTGATTTAAATCTTTTTTCGTCAGTAGATAACTTCGTGAGCATATCGTTCCACTCGAATAGTTTCTCCCCATGCTTTGGACTGTGGTCAAATGATCTCGCTACGGATGGTAATATTTCTATCACTGTCTGGTATTCTTCTCTGACTAAATCAATCGCATCATAAATCATATCTTCGACACCGTCAACTATATTCGTTGCCATGGATATCTCATACTCAAGACTTGACTCCTTGAATGTGCTGATACGATTATCAAGTGCTTCTCTATATTCTTTATCGTAAAGAAGTCTTTTCACATCTAATGCCACCTGTACGTCCCAAGACTTAACCACGCTCCCCACCAGTGACTTTTCTATTTTACGGATCTTTCCCTCTATATCTTTTTCAGACAATGAACCAAGGATAGAACAATTATGTTGAACATGACGATTATCTTCAGGCATCATCATGATACCTTCTGCCAGTTTGACTTCTTCTATAATCGTCTCTAAGTTTTCTGCACCGTAGAAGTCAGTAGGACCTATGACAAGGTCATCCAATACAATATCCTCTCTACCCATAAGTTCCCTTGCGAGTTCCCAGAAAAGATGAATAGAGTATGGACTCCAATTGCCCTTACGTTTGACAAAACAACCAGGACACATATAGGAACAACCCTCAAGTATTTCTAACTGGGGTTGTATCTTATACTGAGACATGGCAGAGATAGCAGTAAACTCTTCAAGTCTATTCCCATCGACTACAATCTTTTTCCATTCGTCATTTAACATAAGATATATTCTTTATTCTTTCTAGTTCTGGATCATTATCTTTTGTCACCAAGAACTTCTTTCGATATCCTCGTTTATCATTCTCTACGCTGTAACCATCCCATTGATACATTGTCTGTGCAGGTGCATTGTAATTGTGTATGTTGTTTAGCATATTCTCTTTCGGTGCAATGCAATGCTTGACTCCCAGATAATCTCGTAATAGAATTATCTTACGGTTGTAACAACTAAAGAACAATTGGCAGTCTTCACACTCTGTACCCTTTGCTCTATTTATTTGAGATTCAGTTATTGGGACTACATCGTCAAAAGATTCTACCTTGAGACTGTCATCATAGATTGCCATGTTCTCATACATAAACGGACTCAGATACCAATCGCCTCTCTTGTAGTTGAGAACAGTGTAGTTCATTCCTGCATGTGAGTGGTCAACCATAATATTATTTAACTTGGTGTCTTTACTAATCTCGTTGAAGTATTCGTTGAACTTCGATAGTGTGCTGAGTATTATATTTGGTTTATGTGACCGAGACACGGAAGGAATAAAATCTAGGATAGTGCTGAACTCTTTTACTACCTTGTCATGAAGAACTGTATAGTCTAATCCATAGTCTCTTATGTTCACGACAAAAGTATAGGTCACCTCGTGCTCTAGGTTTTTATCTATGTAATATAACTTATCTTTTATGTTTTGTAAATAGTTTTTTTCAGAAAATTTGTGTGGGTTTGTGGCAATGCCTATTTCTATCTCGGTGTCTAGATTTATTCTCTCAGTTATCCAATCGCAAAACTGCACAATGTCACCGTCAATAAGAGTAGAAACAAAAGCGAGTATGGGGGAATTATCATTGATCATATCCTCTAGTTCTGGCATAACTTCATAGAAGTTTTCAGATGCAAGGAAGTCTGTAGGTCCTATTAAGATCTCATCAACGAGTATCCCTTTGTCAGTTATACTCTTGACAAACTTCTTTGCTTGTGCTAGTTGATCTACGTTGCTTGCATTACCCCTACGATGAACAAAGCAACCAGGACATTTGTGATGGCAACCATCCAACACATCCATCTGGATTTTTACTGCAGAAACTGGTTTAGTCTGTGTCTCTGTAGTAAGTTCATAATACAGATTATTTTTAATGAGGGGCATACATGTACTCTTTAATTGCTACGCAACTATTCAAGTCTCTTGACTCCATATACATGTGAACATTTCTCTCAGCACAACTCATCATATACTCACAACCGTTGCAATCATCTACCTGTTGAGCATATTCTATATTATCATACAACTTGTTTTCATCCATTGTTGTCTCAAAGAATGGAGTCCTCTGAATAATTGCATCATATAGAAATGGATTTATGTACAGTTTACCGTTATAGAAACTATAGTTCTGACAACCGTAACCATTGAACTTGGCATCAAAGAATGTATAATATTCTTTCCATTTATCATCTATCTTTTGGTCTAGCATATCTTTACGAAAGTTTGCTAGATGTTGCTCTACCTTACCTCTAGCATTTCTATCTGTTAAGAATGATGGAGTGATTACAACAGGTGCATGGAATTCGTCATATGCTTTTTGACATAATTCATTGTAACTAATCCTGTCAAAGACACCTTTATAATAATTTACTCTGAACTGCACAGAACCATTTTCGAATAGTTTTAACTTCTTGCACCAGTCATCTAGTTCACCATCAAGGTATTTGTTTACGTCTAAAACAATCTTGAAATCTATGTCGGGTATTCTTTTTATGTGAGCATAAAGACTCCAGATCTTTTCTAGTTTTTCCTTGACTACCCAATATGGTTGTAGAAGTGTAGACGTGAATCCAATTGCAGAAATTTCATAAAGTTTAAACATATACTCATGGTTCATTATCTCCTCAAAGTTTTGTGCATCGAATATGTCAGTAGGACCTATAACTATTTCGTCTGGGTGGTAACTACCATTGACCAATAGTTCATACAGATCTTTTAGATGATCTGCGTTGGTTAAGTTCTTTCTGGGAATAAAACAACCAGGACACATCTGATCGCATCCATGTAGGATGTCAAGATTTATCTCCGTCCTTAGAAAATCAATGTTAGACGGACTGTGGTATTTATCGTATGTGTAGTACCCTGCATAGGTATCATTCAGTCTTATCATTCCAGAAATCCTCTGGTAGCATTTCAATAATACAGTTCACAACCTTGGTTTGGTTCATAAGATAAAATAAATCGCTTCCATGATATTTAGGATTATCATTGTAAATTTGTTTATTGAATGTCTGGGAAACTCCTCGTATATGGAATATCAAATACAAAACGTCAACGCAGTCAGTTACCAACCTGGCGATATTTGGACCTATATTGATAGGATGATCAACAATCTTTATTTCTTCTACACACTCCACTAGATTGGGTTCTATAGACGGATCGTCCATATGAGAATGTAATTTCCATAGTGTGTATGGAAATAACCCTTGGATAACTTCAATCAGATCCTCAATTAAATTTGTATTGAGTTTGATAAACTCATCGATTTGTTCCATGGTGAATAGATTTTGAGTTAACAGTTTTTCACCATCTGTCAATTCCCATTTCAAATAAACTTTCAATATCATAGCAACAACTCTACTGAGCATGGGACAATGCACAATAAAATTAGTCTTGATAAATTCTTGTACTAAACTAGGAGTTACTTTATCGAACGAAGTTTTGAAGTTCGTGTTTGCCAGATATATTAGAATATGCTGATCTGTTAACTTCTCTGTTGTCTTGTCGTAATCGACATAGAGAATATATTCTTTTTCACTCTCATCTTTTTCTTTGTAAATGCCAACTAGATCTTGCGGAGCAAGTGGCAAAGCATAACATATAGTTTCCATAATATATCCTACAATGGGTATTTGTGAATCAGATAGGGTATCCTGTTTTGTCTCTTTGAGAAGAACTGAACGTCAGTATTTATTAGTCTAATATCTGAGGATAGATTATCCACATCGTAATCTTGTTGAATAACTTTTCTTATGATAGGAAATGAATTTTTGAACTCTGTATAAAGATCCATATACTCCCAACCATCTGCCGCGCTATCTACTTTGGACTGGTGCGCGGCAATAAATGCCGAATCGTCTTTTACACGGTTCCACTGTTCTTCCATTTTGTAGAATGCTTGAGTGTACTGACCTTTGTTTGCTAGATTTAGATATGTTTCTTTTACCCACGCATCTTTGTCCACTGGAAATCCATTTGCATTCATCCAGTCAATCACTGCTAGAAAATATGCCATATAATGTCTACGTGATGTAAAGTGTTCCATTATATCTTTTGCCATAGTATTTGAATGGATAGTGAACTTTTCTTTTATTAGACCTTGGACACTAGAGTTTCTTTGATGATCATTGAGATAGAATAATAGATCGTAACTAAAGTTAGCACCGTTCTGATATGTGTTAGAATACATTCCATGAGTGGTGATCATATTCTGACAATATGCATCCACATCAAGTAGATCATCATGAATGTTCATATAGTTAAACATCCAGTCTGCTTCGACAACCTTTGCAACAAAGTCTGCCGCGATTACTTTGATCTGATCGTCAGTTGATGATGAGTAGAAGTTAGATGCTTTTAGTAGACCTGCAATATATCTGGAAAAGACATTGAGTTGATCAAAGTCATCAGCAAATATTAGCATTGCTTTGTCACTGTTTTCCAGATAAGTTATGTCATCAACATCTTCAAAATTTTTCCATTCTATTGTAACACGACTGTCTGGTGTTTTTTCTCTTACCAAATTCTCCACACCATCACGACCATATGTACCTGCATTCTCTCTACGTGTATCCATTTCCACGAATACTAACTTACGAGGTGTACCAGTATGATAGAATGAATTTAATTCAAACAATACTGTATCTTTGTTAGAAAACGTTGTACAGTATTTCTTATTATTTAAATAATATAAATTTTGACCTATCATGCCATTGCCCTTTCCGCATCATCGTTCCAAGTAAAATCATATGGGTTGTACAGATCTAATACGTCTTTGTTCATTACGCATCCCTTGACATTGAGAGACTCTTGTGCTTCAAATACAAGTCTGTTAGCACATGCGATAGCAAACTGACAATCCTGACAATCTTTTACTTTACTTGACTTATTTATACCCTTTACTATGAGTTCATTCTTTCTCTGTAGTATCTCTTCGAATGATAGTCCAGTAACATCTAGGTTTTTATTTTCTAAGAAGAATGCTTGCTCATGAAGCATTACATTTAAGTGTGTGGTAGGACCTTCTTCACCAGGTACAATGGTCAACCCTACAAAGTTTATTGAGTTACAATACAGGTTCGCCATGGACATGACGGTTTCGTTAGCATTGTTCTCATCAATCACTCTACCTAGGAAATCATTCCAAGCAAATAAATTCTTACGCTTTACGAATTGATTACGTGCACGTGAGAATGCAGGGTTCATTTCCACAATAGTTTCATAATCATTTACAGATCTCTCTATAATCCTATTGTAGATATCTTTGTCTATTTGTTTACCAACAACATTAGATGCCTGTAAAGTCCAAGACCAGTCCATTTGTTTTGGTGTTCCGCTTTTGAAGAACTCTACTTTCCTCATCACCTCTTCATAATATTCATTATCATCTAGCATCTCTTTTATTCTACCGATAGGCATAATAAATTCGATGATCATCTCACGTCTATACTTGTCTTCGTCATCTAGGATAGAAAAGATATGTCGTAGTTTTTCCATAGAGACTTTGTCGAACTTGGCAGGTGCGGCAATACGTGCTCCTGTATGTTCTCTCATTATATCTTGGACTACTGAATTGTTTAAAACTGATTCTGTATTCTCGGCAGTAAAGAAGTCTGTAGGTCCTATTACGAACTCTCTGAGATTCAAACCTGTTCGTTTGACTCCATCAGCAAGTTCTTTTGCCCTATCGATAATCATTTGATTCATATTAGGATCTATGTTCTTGTCCACGAAACAACCAAGGCATCCATGGTCACATCCTGCAAGGACTTCCATTTGAATTAGAACATCAAATTTATATGCATCAGATGGAGCAAGACTTTCAGGTCCTGAATACCTCATCTGTTTGCAATATGATTTTTGCATAGTCATTAGCGTCTTCCCCTTGATGTATGACAACTACTATGGCAACTAGTGTGACATACGTAATGTGATTGTGATCTGTTTGTATATCTTCCTTCGATAACGTCAACCGTTCTACGTACAATATCTTCCATAGTATCTACGATGTCTTGTGGATACATTATACTTCCTGAACTAATTCCACCATCATAGTAACCACTGTATACGTTATTATTTGCACCAGTATATTCAAATCTATGGTTAGTAGAAGTTGAACTCGTACTTGAGTTATAACCACCACTACCATTGGTATATACGTTTGTACTAACGTTAATAGTTTTATCGAATGTACGGAGTTGAGGTCCTCCATACGATTGAACCCAACTGTTTATATCTGAAGGTGATGCCGCCATTATCTTCTTCCTCTTGAAGTGTGGCAACTACTATGACAACTAGTATGACACACATAAGCATTATATGATTGGTTTCCTGTCACGCTTTCAATAGCATCAACTGTTCCTCTCACACAGTTTGAAAAAGAATCGACCACTCCTTGTGATTGCATTACGTGTCCAGAATATACCGAACCACCCAAGTCGTTATTGTATATGCTGTAAGAGGCACTACCATGACTATGATAAAGTGTTTGGTTATGAGTTGCAGTTCCTGAGTTAACATAGTTTCCGACTGCGTTACCAGACGAATTAGTGTAAACGGCAGTTGCCATATTGTAACTCACGCTGAATGTTCTCAACTGAGGTCCACATTGGTTCTGAGCATTTGTATTTAATGTTGACCAACTGGGCATTTATATTTTTACCTCTATCATATCTGATCCTGTTTCAAGAGCAATACCAATTAACTTGTGAGGATCAAAGTTTGGTTCTATTCCCCACCATGCTACACCTAAACCATTATCATCTGCTATTATGTAGTCACCTTTAGTTGCCGAACCTTTTATTTTTACAGGCACTCGACCTTTTAGTGCTACGAATGGAAATAGAGGATCTTCTATGTTTTCTTCCGTAACATTCATTCGAACACCAGGATGCATAGAGATAACTCCTGCAAGAGGCATACCCTCTCTATATTTGGTAATCTCTTTATCACCGCCTATTGCTACAACTGTTCCCTCTTCATATTCCATATCTGTTTCATATTTCTCGGCAAGGTCTGCCCAGTTAGCAGAGGTTGCTCTACCTTGATAGACACCTGAGTTATCGACATATGATACATCGGAATTATTTCTTCTAAACTGTACAATTCTGTTTGATGACTGGTCAGCAACAATATACCATCTATTTGAGTGATACTGGATCTTACCTTGAGAACCAGGATCTCCAGTCCAGTTAGATGATGCATTTGATTTTATGGCATAGTTGGTAATAGTTAGGTCACCTGCCAAACTTCCTGACAAAGCACCAGTTGTTGAAATGCTGATATTACCACTACCATCAAAGTCTGCGTTACCTGTAGCAAAACCTGTAAGAGCAATGTTTCTTGCGGTATTTAATTTCGTAGCATTTGTAGCAAGAAGTGCATTCGAAGCATTTATGGCAGAGTCACCACCACCACCTGCTCTTGCTTGAATGAATGCAGAATCTATAGTAACAATTGGAGAAGAGAACCCTGTGATAAACGATTGTATTAGTGGTTGATTCGCGTAGATGTAACCTTCATTATCGAGTTGAGTCGATATAAATGATCCTGGTATTTTACCTTGTACATGAGCACTATCTATCATCGCAAGGACTGCCGCACTATCAGTACCTGCAGTAGTTCTTGCTTGAACATATGCACTGTCTATCATTGCAATAACTGCCGCACTGTCTGTACCTGTACCTGCCCTTGCTTGAATGAAAGCACTGTCTATGGTAACGATTGGTGAAGAGAATCCTGTAATGAAAGACTGGATCAGTGGTTGATTTGCGTAGATGTAACCTTCGTTATCAAGTTTAGTTGCTATGACAGATCCTGGTATTTTACCTTGCACGTAAGCACTGTCTATCAACTGTTGAACCAATGAAGAGTCAGTGATAGATGTTGCTTGTGAGATAATCTGATTGACTAATCCAGAGTCAAGACCTTCTTCGGCAATCAATGTTTTTACGTGATTGGAGTCAAGAGTCTCTTGATTGATTATGTTTACAACAAGTGCGGAGTCAAGTGTAGGATTGGCGTTGATTATGTTTACGATACCTGCAGAGTCAAGTCCAAAGGTTGTCGAAGAGTCAATAGTCAAACTACCTAGTGTAATTTGATTAACACTTAAATCTGTTGATGTCAAGGCAAAACTTGAATCTAGTACCTTTGTCCCTAGTCTTAAATCTCCTGCGACATAAACATCTTTCCATTGTGCCGTACTATGACCAAGATCCGCGTTGTTGTGTTCGCCAGGTATAAGACCATTCTCTACTCTAAATTGTGCTAC